CGTACTGGCTACGATTGCTGTCTGGGCTGGCATTGGCGATCCAACATAAGCACTGGTTTTGATCGCCCCTGCTGTCCAAGCACTAATGCTTGCCACGTCATCTTTCAACGCTTTCTTGCTTGCATCATCCATAGCGTTTAAGGCTTTCAGCAAACCTCTAAGATCTTTAAGGTCAGGTTGGATCTTGATGGTAGATCTTGTATCAGCCATGTCCATTCCTTTCCCTAATCAGCGTGACCGCTGTGTTAATGTCTGCGAGCGACCACTCCATCAAATCTGCTAAGGGAATACCGGTGGATACTGCTATCCGAACCAGTCCATCCCTTAACTCTCTTTTGGGCTTTCGTCAATCACCTCGAATGAATCAAACTCGTTTGTCACCCAGGCTTGTTGGTTTGGCATCTGGGTTTTACCCATCGACCTTGCCGCCTTGTATAACATACAAGTTAAAACATCCAATGAACCTAGGCTCATCTTTTCAGCTGCTTGAGTGACTGTGTATCCGAGTTCACGTTCGATCTCGATCCACAGCCAAGCCGAGTCATCGCTCACTATGTAGTTGTTGCCCTGTTTTGTTTTGATTTCGTATTGCATAATGGTTGCCCTGTTCTATTCGTTAAGTGCGAGTTACTGATCCATCTTCGACTACGAAGCTCAAAGATGTTGTCAATACGTCAGTGGCCGCGCCGCCGACTGTTGGAAATACTGGGAATACTTTGCCAGCAAATGTGTCACCGTTTACATCAAACGAGAATGTTAGCGATGTGTCTGGTGCGGAAGCTGCTGCATCCCAAAGGGCTGAAATGATGCCAGCACTTGCTGAATCATCCAGGTACATTTCCACGTTAAGTGTGGCGGTCTTATCTACGGTCTTGTAAGCGCGACCGGATAAAACCTCAAGCACTTGCTGGTTGTTTTCCATTTCAAGTGTGACGGTTGATGCCTGATCTGCGTATGACACCGAGTTGATGCTTAGTGTCAGATTCCGACCAGTTATGTATGTTGCTGGCATGACTTGCCTTTCTAGTTGGTTGTGACCATCTCGATGTTGAGTTGGCTGATAAGCATATCGGCGTTTCCAATCTGCTGGACTGTCGGTTGCGACCATCCACCCAAAAACGAAATGTTATTGGCTAGTAGATCGGTAACTGACAAAATTAGGGTTTCGATGTTGGCCAAGGCGGCGCGGTTGTCGGCGGCGTTGACAATGCAAGTGATGTCAAAGCGAACGTGCAAGCGAGTGCCACCGATTGAGCCAACTGTGATGTAAGGCGATCCAGGCACAAGCACAATGGCTGGTGGCGTGATGTTCTCATTTGGCCATGCGTAAACAACCCGACCAGCAGCTGCAAGAGTTGCGGCGAGGTTGTCGCGGTATGTTGCTAGATCAGCCAAGATAACCTCGGGTGTCTAAGTGCTTGCCAAGTAGGCCTGATACACGAGTCAGCATTGAGCGACCCAGCCGATATGGTGCAGGGCTTTGGAAATCGACACCCTGCTGGCCTAAAGTTCCGGTGCGTGTGATCCAGATGTCGCAAGCAATAGCCAGGGCGGCTTCGCGTACCTCTGGAGTCGTGTCATAAAGCGCGGCTTGGCTGGTCAATACTGCTCGGCCATTAGGAATGATCCTGCGCTTGGTAATGTCGGCATTAGTGATTGCAGCTTCAAACCACGATACGCCGTATTCGTCATAGCCAGTTTTGCTGACTGTGCGTGAGCCATTAAAAGGTGAGCCGCATCCAGTCACGGTCAAAGCCTGACCGACTACGAATGTGTTGTCGTAGCAGTAAAAGCGAGCAACATTGCTTGTCAACTCAACGCCGTTGATGGCTACATCATCAAAGATTAAATACGATAACAAAATGTTTTCGGCTGCATCGGCAACCTCTTGCACATCGGAGTCGGCATAGATGTTGCCAATGCCTAACACGCTCTTGAGTTCGCTAAGTGCGATCAATGGCATTTTATCCTCCTATTGTGTAAGTGTGTGGGGGACACAGGGCCGCATCCCCCACACTTCTAACTAACTATGACTTAGGCAGTCATGTTAAAGCGGCGAACGCCACCAGCAACCAAAACGCCAACGGCCAAATAACCGTAAAGCATTGTTTCGATTTCACCTGATGTGACCACGTTTGTGGACATACGCAGGATTGGGGATTCGTAGATCGCAACGGATGATGGCACAACGATGAACGCTGATTCGTCAATAGTTGTGGATACTGCGTTGCTGTCTACATACAGATCTAGTCCAAGCACGTTACCGCGTAGGGACTGTGGGCCAGCCACGCCACCGTTGTTCTGTGGGTTGTATGCGTTGTAGATTGGGCGACCAGTTGTGTCGGTTGCACCCATTAGCAATGACCACTGAGATGTGCCAGCGATGTATGCAGTTGCAAGTTCACCAGTTGCTAGGTAAGCGGCTGGTGCTTCTGTGGATACATAGGAAATGATGCCAGCAGATGTGGTTGCAACGGATGTTGCTTGTGTTCCACCTGCGGTTAGTGCTGCAATTACAGCTGCATCAGTTGCCTTGTTGTAGGCGCGTGTCATGTTGTCGACCATTGCCTGGAAAAAGTCTGGGCTTGAGCGTTCCAAAAGTTCTACTGAGTAACGCTGCATACCTGCAAACTTGTTCACGTCTAAGTTGACGTATGAGGACACGATACCGGTTTCTGATGGGCCAGCACCTTCGTTGGTGTCAGCCACGGTTCCGCTAGTCGTAATTTTCGGATGTGATATGACCATGCCCGAGGCAGTGATGGCGCGTGAGCCGATTGCATCGATAGCTGGGCGTGAGCCGATTGTGGTGTCGATAACGCTGTTTACATACTGCACTGGGGTGAACGCTGGGTTCGTGCTGAATGAGTCATCGGCTGCCATAACATACTGGGCTGAATCATGGTTGCCCATTTTGGCCTTGATGCTGTGTTCCAAGTACGAAGCTTGGCTGTTAATTGGGCTACGAGGCTTGACGTAGGCCACTGGTGCTGCGGCGTGAACAACCGCTGCTGCGGTCACTTCATCTGCCACTGGTGCGGTTGTTTCTTCCACGTTTATCTCCTGTGGTTGTTCCTCGGCAGGTTGTTCCGCCTCGGTGGTTTCTGGGTTTTCCTCATCGGCCTCTGTGGCTGCGACTTGGGAAATCTGTGCATCTTTGAACGCTGGATTAGTTACATGAGCAACGGCTTCGAGTTTGGCAGCTGATACGACCATCACGCCTTTTTCGATGGTGTATTCGCCCACATTGGCCTCGATGCTAAAGGCTGGGCGCAATCCCTCTGATGCTTCGACTAATGCATCATTGCCAGCACCAGTTGGCGCGATCTTAAACGCCATCGAGATTCCAGCAGGTGTAATTTCCTCTGACCCAGCGATGCCACGACCTAATGGTCGTGTCCGGTCATGTTCCATGTTTAAGACAATTTGACTTGGGTCAATTTCGCCAAACGCGCCAAACTCAAAGCGCACTGGGCCAGCCGATGTGTTGCCAACTTTGGCAAAAGGCACGACAAGTCCCTTGATGGTTCGGGTTTCAACATTGGCCGCTAATACTTGGCCCTCGAAACTAAGTTGCATTTTCATTTCCTCTCGGTGCAAGATCCATTTCCTCACGCGCTTCATCTACGGTTATCAAGCCGTAATCAAGCATTTTGCCAAGGACTTCGATCTGCTCTAGTGGGTTTCCGCGTAGGTAGTCGTCAAGATCGAATCTGACTTTGCTACCGCGTGGGGTGACATCGTTCATGCTCAAGCGTTCCTCGATGCAACTCATGAATGGGCGCAATGAGAAATCGACAAGGCTTCGGCGTTCCTGGCTTACGTTGGAATAAGTCGCGCTGGCTGATTCGGCGTTGATGTACCAGGCAGGGATGTTGCACATACGCGCAATTTCTGCGGCGGTGTTCAAGCGTGACTCGGTCAGCTGCATTTGTCCAGCATCGTATCCAAAAGTCGTGACATCTAATGGGCCTGACAAGTAGGCAGTCGACCGGGTGGCTCGGGCTTGCTTCCATTGCGCCAGTAGGCTCGAAACCTGCTCTGGCGGTAGATCAACGCCACTATTCTTGATCACCATTGTTGGGTTTGGCTCGCTAGCCATTCTTTGCACGGCTTCCTCAAGTTTGAGCGCGGTTGAGATAGTGCGGCCACCGCGATTAAGTATGCCCTCGTCAATGCCACTAAACATGATTAGCGATCCCACACCAGTCATAGGCAACAAGCCGCCCTCGATGTAGAAACCGTTAACAATCTCTTGAGTGTTCAAGTCAGTTGTGAAAGTCACCCGAGTTGGATCGATTCGGCGAGCCTGTATTGGTCGGCCATCCTCTGGATTTACCTCCAGCACCTGCCAAAATGATCGGCCATGAAACAACAAGTCCTCGACTGTCCAAGCCATAGTCACAGCTAATGGGATGGCTGGATCTGGCTGTTCGAGGATTTTGCGACCCTCGATCTTTGCGCCTGTGATGTCGCTGTATGAGTTGAGGCCAAGAGTTGCGATAGTTCCAGCGATAATGTTTCTGGCTCTGGCAACTGCTGGCACTTGCATTGCGCTTGAGCGATCAACGCGGAAAGTATTGAAAGGAGTGAAATAGGCATCCTGATAAAACGGAATTGCGATGCCAGCCCTAGCCTCGATCTGTGGCTTTTCGGTGGGTGTACCCAGCAAAAAATCTATGAATCCCATTTTGACATTTAACCATGAGCAAATGACATTGCTGTAATTTTGTCACCGCTTGTCACCTTGTTACGCGTGTTGTCACACAGATCGGCCAGTTAGTCCTAGTGGTCTTGATCCCTCTTTGATAACTGGCCGACCTCGGGTGAACCCAAGGCAGGGTTATGCGCTAATGATACTCACACTCTGTTGCGGTTCGGTAGCGTGACCCACCGCCATGACCAAAGCAACTGCCGCGCTGATCGGTACTTGCGCCGCCCTGCGAGCAATCCGCCAACCGCCGTCACTGGCTGGCCGTCTAGCGCAACTGACCAAATGGCTGTGCATAGTTTCTTGGGCTGGGTGTAGCAGCTGCCGCGACTGCATCGCGTTCATTGTCTGATCGCACATAATTGCAAAGTTGGCCGAGTTCCAAGGTGTCGGCGCGACCGGTACGCCAGCCTGGCTAAGTCTTGGCGCAATCCATCCAGCAGTGTTGGGATCATAGGCCAGCACCCTTGGGCGATAGCGGCGAGTCAGTGTGGCGATCTCGCCAGCAAGTTCCAAGTCATTGATGCCACCCTCTTTTTTCCATTCATGCAGGAATACGCCGAACCCTGATTCGCGCTGTTGGATAGTTACAAGGCAAGCCAACTCTCGGTTAAAGTTTAAGTCCATCGCCATCCAAGTTGGCAAGCCATCCTCCAAAGCCACATCGGCCTCGCACTCGTTCCATACCTGCATTGGCCAAGGGCTGTCGATCGCATCCACCCACATACACAAAGTTTCCGTCTTGAACGCATCAGGGCTGTCAAAGGTTGCGGCATCTTTAATGTTTTGCACGTTGATCGTGTAACCCAATGCTGGGTTGGCTTGCTTCCATCCCTCAATGTCGTCAACTGACGTGCCTGGTGCTGCGCTGTATTCGTAGTACCCCATCCGATCGCTAGCAAAAGTTAAGGCGCGGCGGCGTTGCTCGTTTAAGACATTGCTCGTCAAGTCGCCAGCGTTGGATGTCCAAAAGACTTGGGCGTTCGGTCTGGCTCGGGTAATCGGCGTAACCGCTGCCCATGTGGCCTCGTCAATTTCTCGGAGTTCATCGACATACAACAAGTCAGCTGACGAACCGCGTGGGCCCTCGCTGGTAGCTGCTCGGATCGAATACTTGCGAATTCGCTCACATCGCTCGCCACAAGATTTGGGATAGTGGTGGCAGTAAACTTCCAATTCCTCTTGGCCGTTTGTCCGGGAAACTCGCTTGATCCTCTTTCGCATCCAGTCCAAGGATTCAGCCATGTCGACTGTCTGCTTAAATGTGTCCAGCGATAGTTGTCGAGTCTGGGACATTGCGATGGCGTTCTTTTCACCAAAGACATACAGGCCAGCCAAGATTCTCATCCGCATCATGTGGGTCTTTCCGCACTGCCTCGCAACTAGCACCCCTACCTGCGACCTAGCCCAATTACCATCGGGCATTATTTGCAAGGCATCATCGAGAACGTGTCTTTGCCAGGGTAAAAGTGGGACTCCAAGTTCGTCAGCTAGTTGCGCCACCACTGGCCCTGCGCTGGGCAGGTTTAGGCTTGGGCTTTCGATCCTTGGTGTCGAGTAGCCGTAGATAGTTTCCGACATGGTTTGTCCCGTCATTTTCCTCGCCCTGTTTTCCTGTGGTTCGTGTTTCGACTGTCAAGTGCAGCTGCTGGAGTACGTTTAAGTATTTAGCCGCCAATGGTGTTGCCTCTTTAAGATCGCCCATGTCAAAGGCAGTGTCAAGTGCCAAAGCAATCCGCCTGGCTAATGTCATCGCAGCAACATCGGTGGGCGCAAGCCAGTTCGCTACTGATAGTGCCGAGTTTAGGGAAATGAGTATGCCCATTGGTTTATCCTCTGGCGGTTCTGGTTTGTTCTGGGTCATGACCTAGGCCTTTCGGTTGTTGGCGGATCGAATCGGACCAATCGGGGAGAAATAATACCAAGGGAGTCTGTGGGTGGCCTACCTGTCAAAAAAACGCCCCTATGGCTCTCTGTGCCTCTTTGGCGTGTGCTGTTAAACCGAGCAGTCTTAGCCTTGTGGCAATCTCTACACAGGGGTTGCACGTTGTCGATGGTGTTAGTCCCACCAGCTGCTAATTCGATGATGTGATCGACATCAGTTGCCCGGTCACCACACATTAGGCATGACCTACCCCATACCCTGAAACACGCAGCCCTTAGGTTGCGCCATTGTGTTGTTGTGCCTTGGCTATGCGCTCGACTCATGACCTGCCACTATTTTGTATGCATCCATCAATCCTCGCTCGTACTTGTAGTTGGCTGGATGTATGTCCAAGATGTAATCAGTCAGCTTGTCTAAGCGTTCTTTGTATGTTGCCTCAATGATGCTTGCTAATTCCTTTGCATCCTTGATCTGTTCTTGTAGTGCCGTATGGTCTTTCCTTAAATACTCAACCATTGCTACATACTCCAATAGTTCATCGTGCTTTACCTGCACCCATCTGCTCATGATTTAGATCGTAACCCAAACTTGCCACCCGAGCCGATAGGTGAGCAGGGAATGGCATTGGATCAAGCCACTCGCCACCGTCACCGCGTAGGTTTGGTTGGTCATGGGTGCTTACGCACAATCGCGCCATATGCCCTAGTGCTGGGTAGTTAGATGCCAGGCGATTCGTGTTGACATCAGCTGCTAGGGCTCGCATTTCTGCTGGATTCATGGCCTAATCAATCCATGACGAGATACGCCATCTAACGGCGGTTTACCCGAGGATTGGTCGGGCATCAGTTATACTCTTGACTAGAGCGATGAGGCTTACGATGTTAGCATCGATACGAACGGCACGTGGATTATTTCTTGGCATCCGCGTGTCGTTTGTTTTTCTTGTAAATACTTTGGCAATCGTAACAACGCAATCGACCATTGACCCATGACCTTGCGTGACCGCTCGGACACAATGGGTTTAAGTAACGATCACCATGTTGTCTCCGCAAGTTTTCCTCTAAAGTCACTGCCTCTAAGTGATCTGGGTTAACACAACTTGTCACCTTGCAAAGATGATCAATTTGCCAACCAACTGGTATTGGTCGTTTGTAATGTTCATAACTCCACCGGTGGGCCATTGTTCCGTTGAATGCGCCATACCCTTTGGCATTTTTTGATGCTATCCAAAGCCAACAAGTTTCAGTCTGCTGAACTTTTGCAATAAATCTTTCATAAGCACTTAATGGAACCTTTGTGCTGTATTTGTGGTTTTTGGCTTTCCATAAGGCCATGTAACACCTTTTGCACATCTGGCTTTTGACTATGTAGACAGGTGCATCACATCTGACGCACATCAAATCAAATCCCTTGGCCCTAAGACTTCCAGAAACTTGTCCCATTTACCGCAACAATGCGTGACCCATAATCTTTCATTTGTGTCAGGATCTACACCAAAATCAACTGGCTCAAGTATGCTCGCACATTCCGGACATGATGCTGGCAGGTTTTGAGCTGCTAAATAGTGGCCCTTGATCTTGCGTTCAATGCTGGCCCATACTTCGTCACTCATTTTCTAGTTTCCAGATCCTGTGGTCAATGTCCACCAATGCGTTTCTAATTGCTTCTAATGCGTTAATAACATCTTTCAAGATGTCGTGTATTGGTTCAGGCACGATTACTCCATTTCTCACAAAAGCCGCACGGCTTGCCTATGTAATACCATGCGCCACAAGTGCAGCGCATAACCTCTGATTCACTCATCAAACAACCTCACTTGCTCTTGTACCTGTCCACCACGCCACACTGCCAACATTCGGCGATGACTTGACTTGCGATCGGCTGGTCTTTCGCCACATCGCCAGATCATGCCAGATCGCGCAACCGTGTTAAACGCTGCCCCAATGACTTTGCCTGATCCCCCTGGTGCGCCAATTTCATTGACTACATCCTCGGCTGTAAACGGTTTACCAGTGCGAGCCATCTGGCGTATGCAGATTACTGCTTCATCGTGCCAGTTCAGCTGTGATTCCTTGGCAATAGTTATTCCCTCGGCTTTGCCCATGATTCCTTGGTGTCGACAGATCGCGCAATACTTAGGGGCATCCGCGCCATGCTCACAAATCATGATCATCCAATGCATTCTCTAACATCAAGATCCATGATGCGTGGCTACCATTATTTGATTTCATCGATGCAATTATTTCGACTACACGTTCAGCCAACAATGGACACGCGCAACCGCAATACTGGCTGTGCGTTTCTTTCATGATCGATCCCAAATGGCATCGCAACGATCACCCTCGCCGCCAACTGTGCAGACATAACCGCCGTATGGTGTTCCGTCTTTCTTTAGTCCGGTCTTTCGGCGCATCGCACCATGACGGCAACTCGGGACACTTAGATCAGGCTCATCAGCCAATGCCCAGGGATCAATCTCTTTGGGCTTTGCTGGCCCAGGTGCTTGGCGATCCTTAGCTGCTTGCACTTCCTGTTTAGATGCAATGCCTTTGGATAGCCCAAGTCCTAACGCCGCCAGGCAACGCCCCCAGGCTGATGTTTCTAGATTCTGCAGTTCACTCCCTCTTGTGTAAGGGGTTTTGCCCTCGATCAGTTCGGCAGCTGTGCCGATGCCTGGTCGCTCATCGTCTGGTGTCCGGTACGCATAAGCAATGCCCCACATCATCAAAGGTGAGCCGTCAAGTATTCCCTTGAACTCAAATTGCAATGAGCCCTCGGGGTATTTCTTGTAGAACTCCTGAATGCGCTCTTGAACGGTTGTATATGCCTCTAAGTCAAAGCCAGCCATCAGATCTTTCTCCAACCGTCAGAGATCATCTCATCCTCGATTGTGCGTTGCCCTTGCGCCCATCGGCGATAATCAAGTTCCTTGCGCCGTAGTGTTTGCTCTTGGTGATTATTTTCTACCGCTACACCGACAACTAAACCGATGATGAAAAATACACCGAAGCCTAAAATCGTAAGTAGTCCCATGCCCTGTTTTCCTGTTCTATTTGTCGAGTTCGCTGGCCTTGTATCGCTTAACGCCGCCGATGCGCTTAGGCTTTAATGCCCCTGACTTTTCCCAACGAATGAGTGTGCGTTCGCTCACCCGTAGTTTGTCAGCTGCTTCCTTGGCTGTTAGATACTTTTCCATCTGCCCTCTTTCCTTAGTGACATAGTATGACAATACCTGACATCTGTCTTGGTTATTCCTCGGGCGTGTCGTCATCGCGTAGCGGCAGTGTTACTAAAAACACCGCAACCCCCACGATAATCAGTAACCCTGTGACTTTTTTTGCTGATCCATCTAGGGTAAAATACGCGATGAGTAGGCCAACGTAAGTGTAAGTATCAGCGGTTATTGCTGACACATACTTCTTGAGCCATCTCACTTTATTCTCCTTATGCTAGTTGCTATTTGACCGACTAGGACTGCACCGATAACAACGCTTTGTGATTCCTCACGTTGTTCTGGTGTCATGTCATTGCCGACATTCATGATGGCCTCGGCAGCTGCAATGACTTGAGCAGCGCCAGGCAAATCCGCTAAAAGCGGTGGTAGTTCAATTACGATTGGGGGATCAGGTGCAAGTGCTGGTGGCTCTGGGGCAACCGCTGGCGGTTCAGGTGCTAAAGGTGGTGGCGCAGATGCTTCGACAGGTGGCAAAGGTGCTGGCGATGGTGGCTCTGTCGGTGGCGTTGGTGTTGGTTCTGGTGTCGGTTCTGGTGTGGGTTCTGTCGGCGGTGCTGGTGGCTCTACTGGCGCAGGGGTTGGCTCATTAGTGACCACAGGATCAGGCACTGGCGTATCGCTCGGGCTTGGTGTCGGTGTTGGTTCTGGCATCGGGGTGTCGCTCGGTGTGACTACTGGCTCGGGTATAGGTGTTGGATTAACTGGTGGAGGTTCAGATGGTAAGGGTGTTGGAATTATTCCTGCGTAGTAGCGTTGTGGATCATCTGGTGGCAAAGAGTCACCTATGTAAATTGTGTATGGGCCAGCCCAGCCACCCTCACAATAAAGTTGAGCGATGTTCCCCTTACCCTCAAAGAATGGGTTTGAATTATCCCAGCCAGTTGAAAATGTCCTCTGCTCACCAGTTATGGGATCGCCGCAAGTAATTTCTGCAAAGCCAGTTGCGGCGAATGCTTTGGGCTGTTGCAATAGCATCGTGGCCCCTACGATGAAAGCGACAAGTGCCACTCTCAAAGGTTTATTCATCAGACTAATTTGGCCTTGATCTGTCTGCCATCTAGGACTATCGGCGCAGCTGAATCATGCCAGATCCAAAAGCCCACCGGCATTGACGGATTGCAGTCGATGGTATGTGACCAGTGCAAATGATAAACCTTGCCATCCCAGCCACCGATGTTCTTGTCGTCATGGCCAGTTTCATCAAGTTTGTCAGTGCCAGGGTAACGACCAAAGCGGCCACGCAGTACCGAGCCACCCTTGCTGAACTCAACGCGCAAGATAGTAATCCATTCCCACTGGCCAGCCTTGTCCACCTTGTAAGCAATGCCCTTTGGGTACTCGACCCATGTCCAAGTTTTTGGCGGTATTGATTGCTTAGATTTACCGCTATCGACTTTCCAAAGTGTGCTCATTTGTCCAGGCTCTTGTCTGCGTTTGTAAAGATGTCATTAATCTCTGCATCGTCAAGTGAGCCATCCTTAAGGAAAGCCCGAGCAAGTCCCTCGATCACAACGGCCACGCCGCCAATGCCAGCAATAATGATTGCCTTGGCTGGCTCTACACCTGCTACGGCTGATGCGCCAACGACTGACAGGCTAGAAGCTGCAAAGACTGCCACCATGCGTAGCAAAATGTTTTTAGTCTTATTCATGATGCCAGGATGTCTTTCGGATCAATGTCTTTACCTGCTGACCAGCGAATGTTGTCGCGCATTTCAAAGTGGAGGTGAGGGCCTGATGAGTTTCCTGTCGATCCAACTTCACCAACGATGTCGCCAGCCTTGACGGTTTGACCTGGCTTGCAGCGTGTTGCGTTTAGGTGTGCATAGATTACCCATCCACCCTCGACCTTTTGCACAACCTGGTTGCCGTATGCCTTGCCCCAGTTAGCATTCTCGATCTTGCCGTCAGCTACTGCCAAAACAGGTGTACCGGTGGGTACTGCAAAGTCAACGCCTGTGTGGTAGCCCTTTGACCACATCTTGCCTGGCTTTTTGTAGGCCGTTGTTATCTTGCCGTTCTTAATTGGTAAGGCCATGAGTTGCCCTTTCGTGTCATGGCCCTGTGCTGATTGTTAAAGTGCTGCAATTTCCTCGGCGGTTAATCCAAGGTCAGCCAGTTTGGCTAAGGCTGATGCTCGGGCTGTTGCTTTACTTGCGGCCTGTGTGTCACTTTCCGATTGTTCAGCAAGTATTTGTTCACGCGCCGACAATTCATCTGCATTCATTTCGCGTTCTATTGCAATGCCAGTTGCAGCATCAATATCTAAGACCATTAAAATTTCAGACATCATGAGTTCCTGTATCCGTAAATTCGTACAGTTCCTGACATTGTGCCAGCAACTAAAAATCTAATTCCATCAAATGAGGTTGCACCACTTTGTCGTGAATTTTGCATTTCAATATAAAAAGGATCAGTGGCATCTGAATAATTTCCTGTTGAAATAGTTTTTGTAATCGTCGCTAAAAATGGGTGCATTATTTCTGCGCTGACATAATTTAGACCATTTGTACCGATAAAAGATAATCCACCAGAAGTTGCCGTAGCGGTTAATACACCATTAACTGAGGTGGATTGAACAGCCAATCTTTGAGTTCCGTATGTAGAGGTGGTCACAGGAGTGCCACCGTTAGACATTTGAAAAGTAAGATTTTGTGCTGCTGATGAGGTTAAATTACTAAAAACTATTTTGTAATTGTCATAAGAACTGGAAAAAACATTGTTAATTTGAACATTTGCAACACTTGAAAATGTTGTGGTATTGATGTGAACAAGGCCAACATTTTTGCCACTGGTAATGCTGAACAAACTGGCATCAATATCATCGCCAAGAGTTTCGATAGCAGTCGCGCCATCTTTAACGTAGTCAGTAGAGGTTGGCACATCCCAACCGTAGTTTGGAGTAGTAGTTGCCATTTAGAGATCCTGCCATTCTGTCGTACTTGGAGTATACCCTGCCCAAGTTGTGGTTGGTGGTATTTGATACCAGATTACGGATGAGTAAGTTTCGGAATATGCCGAGCAAGTCAGGGTCAAGTCGGCGGTGTATCTGGTCAAGTTCCAAGTCCAGCCCTCGACAAAGCCATCAAAGGTTGTGCCAAAGACTGCTGGCAATGCCTCGGTTGTAATTCGTAGCCCGTTGTAAACGGCAGCTAGTGAGTCGCGCTTGGCATCGCTAACCGTTGGCGAGTGCAATGGGATTGTGATCTGCTCTGGATACATTCTTGGGTAGGCGCGTGACTCGATAAAGTCTGTGGCTTGTGCTTGGGCATCGACTAGGTTATGCAGTTGAGTTGTGCGAGATCCCGACAACTGGCCGTAGAGAATGACTGATTGCTCATCTCTGGCGTTGGCAGTACCTGCCCGGTATGTGACGTTGGCATCGTTTACAATTTCGCCCCATTGCGCGGCGGTGCGTAAACCTTGGGCAAGAATGTCGTCAGCTGTGAGTTCTAGTGGAGTTGCGCTGGCTCGGGCTTGGTAATCGTCATAGTGCAAATCACCATCTCCACCCTCCCAAAGCACACCGCGCCCCGAGTTGGCAGCTTGTGTTGTCAGTGTGTAAGCATCGGCCTCGCCATCGTTGTAAGCCTCCAATTCGTATTGCCCAGGCACATCCACATTGGCCACCAAGTTATCGACCAAGGCTTGATTCGTTGCATCGTAACTAGCCCAAGTTACGCCATTCGGCAGCCCTGCCCATGTCAGTGTTGGCGATACATCCGACCAAGATTGCAAAAATGCCTCGGTTAGGATGTTCAAGATTCGAGTGCCGTCAAACTCTTTGGCGTAGTTACTACCGCCGACTAGATGACGGTTTAGCTGCGAGAGTGGCCCAACGGCTGTAATTGAGTAAATAGCGATTGAGCCATCAGATCCGTATTGAGCAAGGCTGATGTCAATGTCCGAGATTATGCCAGCAAAGATCTCTTGCGTTCCAGTCGTTCCCTTGTCGATTGAGATTGACACGGATTGACTCAAGGCTACGTCTAAAGGGTCGCTGGCATCAGTCCAAAGGCTGATGGATGCGTAGCCTGGTTGCGGTTGAGTGGTTACATCGTCACGGCCAGATCGGATCGAGATTGATGAAATTGTCTTTTCAGCATAAGTGGTAGTTCCACCAAAAGTGACTGTCGGATACGGATCGTAAGTTGTCACAGTGTCGCGCCAACCAGATTGATCGCACCTGTACGGCGTGAGGAGTCTTGGAGTAGGCGCTCAATGCTACGGCGAGCAGACTCACCATCAATAACACCATTCATGACAATAGTTACGCCTTGGCCAGCGCCGTTATCTGGTCGGATTGAGCCAGATACACCTTGTGGAACAAAGACTTCAGGCCCAAACTCTCCAACTTTATATGGCTTATTAGCCATTACAGATCCACCAGCTGCTCGGGCTTGCTCTTTAGGTGCGAACCTGCCCTCGGCATAAACGAATTGGCCAACGATACTATTTCTAAACTTGTCGCCAAGTGCGACTACCTTGCCGTAAGCCCGAGTGATCGCGTTAATGCCGTTGGCAACCGATTCCAGAGCATTGGCGAAAGTTTGCAAAGTGCTAGTGGACTCATCGCCATCCTCGGTAATTGTCGTAAATAGTTTGGCAAAAGCATCTGCAACTGCTTTGAGTGATCCGCCTAGGCTACTTGCCCCATTACCTGAAAAGTTTCCAGCTAGTTCCCTGGCGCGTAGGCTAAGTCCCTCGGGATCATCGCCACTAAATCCCTTGGCAACAAGGTTGACATTTTCAAGCAAAGTTTTCATGGTTGGCAATAATGCAAAACCGATTGATTCTTTAAGTTCGGCAGTGCGTTCGGTAACGATTGCTAACTGACCTGCATAGGTTTCGGTGTTGGCCTTGGCTGCGCCTCCAAATAGGCGTGTAAGTTCAGCCTGGGCTGCATTGAAATCCTTGGTGGCAATGATGCTGGCATCAAGTGGCACACCCAGCCTGGTAAGTGCGCCTAGATTGCCGTTGTAAGCCTTAGACAAGGCCATCGACACGCCCTCTAAGTCTTTGCCTGTGGCCGCGCTGATGTCCATTGCTAGGTTTGTAAGTTGTTGGGCCTTGCCTACGTCACCGGTGGCCCGAGCGAGGTTTGCTAGTGCTGGGCGCAACTTGGTATCGGCTACGCCAAAGGCCAACTGTTGCTTGCTGATGTATTCCTCGGTGCTGGCGATCTGGGCATCTGTGGCGTTAGTGGTATTGCGTAAAGCCTCGGCTAATTGCCTCTGGCTTTTCTCATCCTCAACGGCTGCTTGCGCCCCGTCTATGCCAATTTTGAGTGCATACGCGCCAGCAGCTGCTGCTGCAAATGCAAAAGACTTTGCCATTGCCTTGGAATACTTGCCGATCTTGCTAGAGAAAGATTTTGTGTCATTCTCTGCCTCCATCAAACCTTTACCAAACTTGGCGACATCAGCCAGCAAGTTCAGTTTCATTGTCCTTACATCAGCCACTTGTCCGACTCCATTCGCCGTATACCGTGCCTACTGCTGCTTTCCATCGGCGCGTGATTTCTGGTTGTAATGCCTTAAGGGTAGGGAAAATCCAATAACCTTTATTGCCGCGACCCTCTCTTGGAGTACGGGCTGGAAACTTGTAACCGCCATTTGGGAAATTGCCAGCTGATCCAAAAGTATTGCGATCCGATCCAAACTCATTACCAAATAAAAGGATGCCAGCGTTCGCGCCGCCTGATACTCGACCACGCGAACCACCAATGGTCACATTTGGGATGCGGTCTTTATTGGCTCTAACCGTAC